GAAAGCACAAGTGCATGAGTTTTGGGGATTGAATGTAAAACTGCCAGTAGAAAACTTCTTAGATACTAAGAAAAAAGACGTAAGTTCGTGGTGGACAGATAAGGTCGTACCTTGGTGGGGCGAGAAGAAATTAGAAGTAACTAATAAATTTACAGAAACCAAATCTGATGTGAAGTCGTGGTGGAATGACAAGGTTGTGCCTTGGTGGGGCGATAAAAAGCTTGCTGTTGCCAATAAATTCACTCAGGCAAAAGCAGATGTAAGTTCATGGTGGAATGACAAGGTCGTACCTTGGTGGGGCGATAAAAAGCTTTCAGTGACAAGTAAGTTCGCAGAAGTGAAATCCACAATTACTTCGTGGTGGACAGATAAGGTCGTACCTTGGTGGGGCGAGAAAAAGCTTGATGTCAGTACAGCATTTTCAACAACTATTGATACTGTAAGAGGATGGATTGACAATATTCAGAAATGGTGGAGCGATAATTTCCACTTAAATATACCTAAGCTTGATTTCCATGTTGATTATCAAACGAGCGGACTTAATTTTGCACAGAAAGCTATTGTAAATGCACTTGATCTTGATGGGTGGCCATCACTAAAGTTTTATAAAGATGGCGGTTTCCCTGATGTTGGCGATATGTTTGTTGCAAATGAAAATGGAGCTGAAATGGTTGGTTCCATGAATGGTAGACCTGCCGTTGCTAATAAGGATGAAATTGCACAAGGATTTGCAGAAACTATTTTTCCAGCCATGTATGGAGCGGTAAAATCCGGTATGGAAAGTAGCAAAGGAGTAAGTGCAGCACCTGTTGTTGAATTTACATGGAAAACAGGAGAAGAAATCCTTTACCAAGCAACGCTTAAAGGAAAGCGGAAGTACAACCAGCAATATGGAATAGTTGCTGAATATTAGGAGGTAACTACATATGGCAATGTTAATTGTAGAGGGTGTCGAACTACCGACACCTTCTTCTTTTTCGTGGGGATTAAACGATGTGTCCGATGAAGATTCAGGAAGAACTACGGATGATCTGATGCACAAGAATAGGACATCACAAAAGAGAAAGATACAGCTTGAGTGGTGGGGAATAGGTCTTGATACTGCATCTACTATTTTGATTGCAGTAAATCCAGAATATATCCATGTTACATATAACGATGTAATGGACAACGCTACTGAAACACGAGAGTTTTATGTTGGTGACAGATCCGCACCATTACAGCAATTTACCTTAGGTAACAAGCTTCTGAATAAATTGGCATTTGACATTGTAGAGAGGTAGGGAACATGAAAGATAGCAGTGCTGAATGGAAAGAGTACATAACGAATGATAAGCGGACTTTTATACCTAAAGCAGAGATTGTTTTAAAAAATGGAACTACACTGCCGATTGATAATAGCAAGATTATGAAGAATGGTCTGATTTACAGTGGTGGCACTTCGGAAAGTGGGGTGTTCTCGATTGGTTCTGCAATCAGTGCAAAAGTGACATTAGTTCTTAACAATATGTATGGTGATTTTGACCAATATGACTTCACAGGAGCGATTGTTAAGCCGTTTGTAGGAATGGCTTTATCTACTACAAATGAATGGCTCAAATTTGGAATTTATACAGCAGAGCCACCTGAATATAACGGAAGCGTAATTAGTTTAGAGTGCCTTGATAATCTGGCAAAAACAGATATCAAATATGCTCCTAGCGTCACATTCCCATGTTCACGCCTTGCGTTGATAGAGGACATATGTACACAGTGCAATATCTATCTAAATACAAAGTCTTTTCATGGATATGGCGAAACAGTACAGTCCTTTGACCATTCAAATATGACTTGTAGACAGGTTATATCATATGTGGCACAGATTGGTTGTCTATACGCCTATTGTGATGTGAATGGATATCTTAACCTTGGATGGTATGCAACTACTGTTTTGGATAGCTTGCGTAGTGCTTTAGATGGTGGAAGTCTTGAGGATTATACAAGTGGAAGCACGGCTGATGGTGGAACATTTACGAATTATAATTCCGGTGCATTCTATGATGGGGGTACATTCCAGGATCAAAAGAAGTATGCCGTTATTTCTGCATTGACGACACAGAATATCTGCACAGATGATGTGGTTATTACTGGAACAAATATTACATATACACCGGATACGGAAGATGCAGCAGATGTTACAGTCAAAGTAGGAAACGATGGATATCGAATTGCGATTTCAGAGAATCCACTGATTAACAGTACAAATGTCGATGCAATTATTAATTACATCTATTCACAAGTTGGTGGATTGAGATTCCGACCACTGAATGTTGGTGCATTATCTGATCCACGAATTGAGCCAGGTGATATCTGTATATTTATAGACCGAAAGCAGATTTCTTACCCTACGTTAGTAACAAATCTACGTTTTACTCTTGGAGAATATGAGAACTTTATATCAGATGCTCAAACGCCAAGTAGAAACAGTGCAGATAACCTCGCAGCTGCTACAAGTAATTTGGCTGAGGCAAGGAAGAATACAGCACAACAGATATCTACGTATGATAAAGCAGTACAAAGACTTACTAGTTTAATTACTAATAGTTTTGGAATATTTAATACAAAAGTGAAACAGCAAGATGGATCCACTATTTATTACATGCATAATAAGCCGGAACTTTCAAATAGCTCAATAATATTTAAAATGGCAGCTGATGGTTTTGCAGTATCTAGGGATGGTGGTCTGACCTATATCGCTGGTTTTGATTCTAGTGGGAATGCAGTTCTTAATATCTTGGATGTAATTGGTATCAATGCAGATTGGATAAATGTAGGGAAATTGCTTATTGGTGGAAACCAAAATAATGTTGATGGAGTAATAGAAATCCATGCAGCAGACGGAACGTTATTGGCTTCATTCAGCAAGTCAGGGGTTGTAATTCATACTGGAAATTTTGATATTGATAGTTCTGGCAATACAACAATTAAGGGGAACATCTATGCAAATGGTGCACTTTATTTATACTCTGCAGGATTTGGCTACAATTTTAAGTTTATAGATGTAACTTATTCTACCGAAGATAGTATCATTAATTTTTATGACAGAACTGGTGCTAAATTCATGTATTATAGCGAACAGGTTGGATTACATTTTCACACAAGTACTACGTCTGATTATGATTTGAATGGAACAAATATAACTGGAACAACAGTGACTGGTACAAATACTCGCGCAAGAACTACATTTCAAATGAAGGACCCACGTACAGACAATGTGTTTTTCAATTTATTTCAAACAGCATTCACATCAGAAAACAGAGAAGTTAGAATGAAAGACCCAGCCGGAACCACAGTTATTAAGACATCGGAAAATGATAGTAATGTATTTTACGGGGTTACATCATCTAGTTCAGATATGCGACTTAAAGACGTTCAAGAGAATATTGATGCAAAAGTATATGAGGAAAAATTAAAATCAGTTCTATCTATTATATTTAAATGGAAAAAGAATCCTGATGGGCAATCAATATTTGGATTTTCTGCACAAAATCTATTAGAGATATTCGGAAACGAAATGTCTATAGTTACCGAAGATGAGAGTGGATATCTTTCTGTTAATTACTCAGAAATGCTTCCGATTTTGGTGAGCATTATTAATTTACATGCAGAGGAAATTGCTCAGCTGAAAGCAAAGCAAGCACAACAGGAAGAAATCATCAAGTTGCTATGTGGAAAGGTAGGTGTGGATTATGGCAATACAAATGCGTAGAGGTCTTATGTCTGATTTTGACCCAACAAAGATGCTTCCAGGTGAATGGGCGGTTTCAATCGACAATGATACAACTCGAAGATTGATTTGGCTGTGCTTTGCACCTGGTCAAACAAAGCGGATAGGCACATATGAGGATTTGAATGCAGATGTACAAGCAATGTTTGCTCCATATATTACCGAATTAGAAAGTGCAGTTTCAACTTGTAATGCAGACAAGCAGACAGCCACAGATTCTGCAAACAATGCTTCTTCTAGCGCTTCAAGTGCAACCACATATGGTATTCTTTCAAAATCATATTGTGTGGGTGGCACAGGTACAAGAACCGGAGAAGATACAGACAATTCAAAGTATTATTATCAGCTGACACAAAATCTGTATTATGCATCAAATCTGCAAAATTACTATACTAAAGTACAAATAGATCAGATGCTTACAGATTATGCACCTACATATAACGTTGCAACTGCTGTTGCTGATTTATCCAGTGGTGAGAAACTTTCTATTGCACTTGGGAAGACTGCAAAGGCTGTTAATGCATTCATTAGCCACGTAGCAATAAATGCAACCTCAAGTGTACTTGGACATGTTAAATTAACTGATTCAAGTGCGGTTACAGATTCTACAGGTCTTGCACTTCCGGCAACGGAGAAAAATGCTTCGCTAAGTGGAACATTGGGAAATCAGATTGCAACTATAAATTCCAATTTATCTTCCCGTATTTCATGGGTAGAGATGAATGTAACAACTGGGACAAAGGGTGTATGTAAATACAGGGTATTTCCTGATGGAACAGTAGAAATACTATTGGATATTCAAAATAT